AACCAAGCCAGACTCAGAGCCTTACACCTGGGGCGAAGTCGAAGCGTTCGACCTTGAGAAGGTTGTTCGTGAAGTTCCATATGCAGAGCAGGAGAACTTTTACTTCGGCTTTGGTCAGGCTGCATCGGTCACCTCTAGCAACACCGACTGGTAAAACAATGTGCTGGGTATCACTATAAACTGCCCCACTAAACTTTATTCAACAATCAGAGGATATAATGAGCTACGCTCCACTACACGTTCACACACACTACTCGCTATTTGACGGCATCGCCACACCACAGGAGTACGTTGACCGTGCTCTTGAAGTTGGCATGACTTCTATTGCAATTACTGACCACGGCTCTCTATCTGGACACCGTGAAATGTATCGTGCTGCCAAGGCTGCAGGAATTAAGCCTATTCTGGGTGTCGAAGGGTATATCTGTAAAGACCGCTTTGACCACGAAGAAAAAGATAAGGAAGACCTTCTTAACCTAAACTACAATCACCTTATCATCCTAGCTAAGAATGCACAGGGACTAGAAAACCTTAACAAGCTTAATGAACTTGCTTGGACTGAGGGTTTCTTCAAAAAGCCTCGTATGGACTGGGAGATTCTTGCTAAGTACAAAGAGGGTCTAGTCATTACTTCTGGATGTCTTTCTGGATATCTATGTAAGGCAATTGAGGCAGACAATCTTGCTGCTGCTAAAGAGCACATCAAGTGGGCTAAAGAAGAGTTTGGTGACAACTACTACATTGAAGTAATGCCACATAACCCAGCAGAAGTCAACAAGATGCTTCTAGACCTGGCTGATGAGTTTGGAATCAAGCCTGTCATTACTCCAGACTGCCACCACGCACACACTGGACAACGAGACATTCAAGAACTAAAACTAATCCTAAACTCATATTCTAACAAGACTGTTGGCGAAGCTAACTTTGCAGGTACTCAAAAGTATGACAACCTTATGGACAAGCTAGACTACCTATATGGTGCAGACCGTCAGATGTCATTCAAAGACTTTGAGATTCACTTACTTTCTGACGAAGAGATGCGTAACGCTATGCTCAAGCAAGGCATTGACCGTGAAGATATGTACCAGAACAGTAAGGATATTGCAGACCAGATTGAAGACTACGATATTCAAGACCACCTAGACTTGCTTCCAGCACAGTATGTAAACCCAGACCAAGAGCTTCGTGAGCTTGCTATGGAGGGTCTAGCCAAGCGTGGACTAGAATCTAAGCAAGAGTACGTAGACCGACTAGAAGAAGAACTTGGGGTCATCAAAGACAAGAAGTTTGCTCCATACTTTCTGGTTGTTCGTAACATGATTAACTGGGCTAAGAAAGAAGACATAATGGTTGGACCAGGGCGTGGTTCGGCTGCTGGTTCGCTACTCTGCTATGCTCTAGGCATTACAGACGTAGACCCAATCCAGCACGGTCTTCTATTCTTCCGATTTATTAACCCAGAGCGTAATGACTTTCCAGATATTGATACAGATATCCAGGACTCACGTCGTGAAGAAGTAAAAGATTACTTGGTTCGCCAGTATCGTCACGTTGCATCTATCGCTACATTCCTTGAATTTAAAGGCAAAGGTATCGTTCGTGACGTTGCTCGTGTCCTAAACATTCCACTACCAGACGTTAACAAGGTTCTTAAGCTTGTAGATGACTGGGACGAATACCTAACATCTAAGTCAACCGCAGAATTCCGTGACAAATACCCAGAGATTGAAGAGTATGGAGAGCAACTTCGTGGTCGTATCCGTGGCACTGGCATCCACGCTGCAGGTGTTGTAACGTCTAAGGAGCCTATCTTCAAGTTTGCCCCACTAGAGACACGCACTAGTCCTGGCAATAAAGAGCGTATCCCTGTGGTGGCGGTAGACATGGAAGAAGCAGAGCGTATTGGTCTGATTAAGATTGATGCTCTTGGTCTAAAGACCCTATCTGTTATTCAAGACACTACCAAGATTATTGAAGAACGCACTGGAACTAAGATTGACTTGCACAAGATTGACATGGAAGACAAGAACGTCTACGCCATGTTGTCTGACGGATTTACTAAGGGTGTCTTCCAATGTGAAGCTACGCCTTACACTAACCTGCTAGTCAAGATGGGTGTCAAGAATTTTGCAGAACTTGCTGCTTCTAACGCTCTAGTTCGCCCAGGTGCTATGAACACCATTGGTAAAGATTACATTGCTCGCAAGCACGGTAAGCAGAACCTAGACTACAAGCACCAGATTCTGAAAGCATTTACCCAAGAGACCTACGGATGTATCTTGTATCAGGAACAGGTTATGCTTGCTTGTACAGAACTTGGTGGCATGACCATGGCTGAAGCTGACAAGGTTCGTAAGATTATTGGTAAGAAGAAGGATGCTAAAGAGTTTAAGCAGTTCCAAGACCAATTTGTTGCAGGTGCTTCACGCTACCTGTCTCCAAACATTGCAGAAGAACTGTGGCACGACTTTGAGGCTCACGCAGGGTACTCATTCAATAAGTCTCACGCTGTAGCCTACTCAACGCTATCATACTGGACAGCATGGCTAAAGCATAACTATCCTATTGAGTTTATGTATTCATTGCTCAAGAACGAAAGCGACAAGGATGCTCGTACAGAGTACCTTATCGAAGCAAAGCGTATGGGTATTCCTATCCGCCTACCACACATTAACGACTCAGACATTGACTTTACAATCGAAGGAAAGGGAATCCGCTTTGGACTTTCAGCAATCAAATACATTTCTGACAACATTGCTGCTAAGTATATTGCTGCTCGCCCTTTTAGCTCCTACAAACAACTTGAGGAGTTTACTTTTGGCAAGGGCAATGGTGTTAATAGCCGTGCCTTGCAAGCTCTTCGTCTTGTTGGTGCTGCAACTTTCGATGATAATCCTAGGAATGATGCAGAAATTAAAGAAAATCTTTACGAGTATTTAAACCTGCCAGAGTTTAACGTGTCTATTCCACAGCACTACCACGCATTTATTAATGACGTAGAAGAGTATGAGGAAAAGGGTTCGTTCATTCTTATGGGTATGGTCAAAGGTATCAAGCGTGGCAAAGGGTGGTCACGAGTTGAGATTCTAGATAAAACTGGTAGTGTTGGCATCTTCGACGAAGAGCAGTCAACCATTGAAGCAGGTCGTACTTACATTGTCCTAGCAAGTGATAACAGGATTGTTACCGCTATTCCAGCAGATGAGATTAAAGGAAGCCAAACAGGATTGATTAAGATTCTTAACTTCCGAATGCTGCCATACAAAGAAGACGAACTCTTTGTGGTATCGTTCAAGCCTCGTATTACTAAGACAGGCAAGAAGATGGCTTCGCTAGTCCTAGCAGACGCTGCTAGAGAGCTACACAGTGTTACAGTGTTCCCTACGGCTTTTTCCAAGGCTTACATGAAGATTGACGAGGGTAACGTTTATAAATTCTCTTTGGGTAAAACTAAAGACGGAACAACAATTATGGAGGATGTATTTAATGTTTGATGAAGTATCGCAACACCTGCACGAGGTTGCAGTAGAAAAGGGTTTCTGGGATGTGATTAAGGATGCTCCGCAAGAGCAGGTAGACATCTTTATGACCAAGCAGTTGATGATGATTGTGTCAGAGGCTGTAGAGGTCATGGAGGCTATCCGCAAGTCACACGGACCAGAGGCTGTAGCAGATGAGGTGGCAGATATCCTTATCCGCACTCTTGACCTATATGCAGGATTGCTAGAACACGAATACACCAACGTGTCGCTAGACGAGGCATTTGAAAAGAAAACTGCCTTTAACAAGTCACGACCACAGAAGCATGGGGTGAAGTTTTAATGACAACTATTGAAGAAGCTCTTGCATCACTAGACCCACGCATTCGCAAGCGTTTGTCTACTGGTGTTGGTTTTACTACAACATTTCAGAAGACACCTAGCCACGGCTTGAACCGTGCTCTCAACGGTGGACTGCCTTATGGTCGCCAGGTTCTAATCTGGGGAAGCAAGTCTTCCGCCAAGTCTTCGCTATGCCTACAAATGATTGCTCTTGCTCAAGAAGAGGGCAAACTCTGTGCCTGGATTGATGCAGAGATGTCTTATTCTGAAGAGTGGGCGAAGAGACTTGGGGTAGACACAGACAACCTAATTGTCTCACAGGCTCGTACTATCAATGAGATGGTAGACGTAGGCACAGCACTAATGAACGCAGGTGTTGACATGATTGTCATTGACTCTATCACATCACTTCTACCAGCAATCTATTTTGAAAAGGGTACTGATGAACTCAAGGAATTGGAAAACACTAAGCAAATCGGTGCTGAGTCAAGAGACTTTAGCAACGCTTGGAAGATGCTTAACTATGCTAATAACAAAGTCAAGCCAACTATGCTTGTCCTTATTAGCCAGTCTAGGAATAATATTAGTGCTATGTACACTTCTCAGCAGCCTAGCGGTGGTCAAGCTACTAAGTTTTATTCATCGACGGTTATCAAGCTATTCAGTTCCGAATCAGACAATCAGGCTATTAAAGGAAAGATTGCTGTTGGAGATAAGCTCATTGAGGAAAAGGTTGGACGCAAAGTTCGTTGGGAAGTCCAGTTTTCCAAGACATCGCCAGCCTTCCAGTCTGGGGAGTACGATTTTTATTTCCGTGGGGACGTTGGCATCGATAGTGTTGGTGACCTCGTGGATACTGCAGAAATGATGGGTATTGTAAGTCGCACAGGAGCATGGTATATCCTACCAGATGGCTCTAAACTGCAGGGTAGAGAAGCATTCGTAAACCGTGTGCGTGAAGACCTAGACCTACAAGACAGCATTAAGGCACAGGTAAATGGCGAAGTATAACATCTATACTGGCAAGTTTATTTGTCACACCTGTAAGGCTGAAGTAAAAACCTTACGTTCATATCCAGCAACCAAAGAACTTACCTGGATGTGTCCAGACAAACACATCAGTGTAGTAAGCCTTGCAAAGAAAAAGAGAAAGACAGACTTTGAGCGAGAAGAGCGAGAGTAAGCGTATTGGTGCTAAACAGCACAAGAACTCTGGTCGTGGAACTCACAAGGGCGATGCCTCTTGGGAAAACTTCACGGTAGACTTCAAGGAAGTTGGCAAGTCATTTACACTCAACAAAGATGTTTGGGCTAAAGCCGTTACTGACGCTATTCGTAATGGCAATGACCCAGCTATCGTAGTTGTGCTTGGTGAAAACGGTATCAAGACAAGACTTGCAATAATAGAACTTTCTCTACTTGAACAAATGCTATCTGATAGTGTATAATAGAAATACAATATTAAGGAATAAACATTGGAAACAGAACACAAAACAACGATTGAACAAGTCAATGGGTTGGCAGAAATAGCTGAGTACATGGAAGACGAAGAGCTTACCACAGCACTCACCTTTGTTGCCAAACTAATTATTAAACCAGACATTCCACTAAATGTTGCAACCGTGGAAATCGTTCGTCTGCAAGCAATTGCAGCGAAGATGTCCTTCAAAGCCACTTGGCTAACAAACGTAGATAAAGGAGACAGAGCGAAAAAAAATATTTATTACACCGCTGCAGAGGCTATCAACAACCTCGTATCGGCTCTTAAATATATCACTCGCTAGTGTTGATATGGCAAAAAACCTATTGAAAGAAGTAATGCTAAAAGTAGAAGACAAGATTGGCTCTAAGCCATCGTTCCTTGACAAAGAAGCATTGATTGAAAAAATTAAGTCTGGTTACATTGTAAATCGTGTAGATAAGTTCCAGACTAAGAAAACATTTGCACCTAGCACAATTGCATTCTCGCATGGAGAATGTCCTCGCTATTGGTATCTAGCCTTTGAGGGTGCTGTGTTTACAGACAATGCAGATGCATATGGCGGTGCTAATATGACTGCTGGTACAAAGTCGCATGAGCGTATCCAAGAAGCTATTGGAAACGCAGGTATCTTAAAAGATTCTGAGTTTAAGGTTACCTACGACAACCCACCTATCTTTGGATACGGTGACGTTATCCTGGACTGGGAGGGTATGGAACTCCTAGGCGAAATCAAAACAATGCCTAACGAAGGTTTTGAGTATCGCAAGATGGCAGGTAAGCCAAAGACTGGACACCTAGTTCAGCTGCTTATCTATATGAAGATTCTTAACAGAAGCAAAGCAATTCTGATTTATGAAAACAAAAATAATCACGAGTTGCTAATCTTTCCTGTTGAGTTAAACGAATACTATTTTAAGTGGGTAGAGAACGCTTTTGAGTGGATGAGAAATGTTCGAAAGGCTTGGGAAGACAAAACCCTGCCAGAGAAGAACTATCGCTCAAATTCTAAGATTTGCAAAACCTGTCCAATTCAACAGGCTTGTGCTGATGCTGGTTCTGGAGTGATTAAAATTAAATCTCTGGAGCCATTGGATGATAAAGCATTGTGAGTGGTGTGACAACAAGTTCACCCAAAAAGTAAAGTACCAAATCTATTGCTCGCCTGAATGTAGACAGGAAGCAACTAAAGAAAAAATTGCTCAAAGATATATTCAAGAGCGAACAAAGAAAAGGTCTTTAGTAAAAAGATTTTGCAAGTCCTGTGGTACTTTGCTGTCAATGTATAACGACTCACAGCTTTGTCAGGTGTGTGATGTTAATCCAAAAGATGTATCAAAAGCACTAAAAGAGATAAAGAAAATAATTGACGATGAATCTAAGTAAACTAAAAGCAAAACCAAGAAAGTTTTGTGCCATTGATGCAAGCACCAACACACTAGCTTTTGCTGTGTTCGATGGTAACAAGATTATTTCTTGTGGCAAGATTAACTTTGCAGGTAATACAACCTATGAAAAGGTTATAGACGCTGCTAAGAAAACAAAAGCTTTCTTTGACAAGTTTGACTTTGATGCAGTTATTATTGAGCATACAGTTTTTATGAATAGTCCTAAGACCGCAGCACAACTTGCCACCCTACAAGGAGCATTGCTAGGAGCTGCTGGCTTGGCTGGGGTAAAGAGGATTGGTTCTGTATCACCGATGACATGGCAAAACTACATTGGTAATAAAAAACTAACCAAGGAAGAAAAAGCAACGATTGTTAAGGCTAATCCTGGCAAGTCAGTTTCCTGGCTTAAGAATGAAGAGCGTAACATTCGTAAACAAAGAACAATAAACTATATTAATATCAATTATGACAAAGCTCTGACAGACGATGATGTTGCAGATGCCTGTGCAATTGGTCACTGGGCTTTGGCAAATTGGGATAAGGCATTCGGGTATTGACATTATGGCAAATAAACTGTATACTAGTGAAGCGTGGTTAAAGAAACGCTATCACCTAGACAAAAAAACACCAGAGCAAATAGCAAAAGAATGCGGTACTAGCGTAGAAACAATTTATGTTTACCTAGCCAAGTTCGGACTAAGGAAATCAAAAAGATGAGTAAAGACCTTAAGATTACAGTAGACCAAGTAAATCACCCACCACACTACACCTCTGACCCAAGTGGTGTTGAGTGTATTCAGATTACCAGACATCGCAACTTTAATGTTGGCAATGCATTTAAGTATCTTTGGCGAGCAGGTCTAAAAGATGAAGCTAAGACTATCCAAGACCTAGAGAAAGCAATGTTTTATATCCAAGATGAGATTAAACGATTACAGGGAGAGTACAAGTAATGGGACGCAAACGCAAGTATTCAGCACCACAAATCTCACTCAAATTTGCTAGAGAAGAATCATTCGTTGTTAATGGTTTTCAAATCAATCGTGGTGATATAATTAAAGTTAAAGACGAGCACGGTAGTAAGTTTAAAGTTGACTACTATGTGACCAACACTGAGACAGGTGCTACCTGGGTAGACTGCTTTGAGATTATCAATAAAGTACCATCTGTGTTTCGTTCTTTCAAGGTAGACCGCATTAAGCGTATACCAACTAGAGGCAAGAGGAGTAAACGTGTCAACGGAAGCACAACTGATTGAACACCTTGACCAGGTAAATAAGGTTGTAGAAAAGTATCTACAGGGGGCAGAGCCTACCCAAATTTCTAAAGAGCTTGCTATGCCTCGCCAGAAAGTTGTTGCATACCTTAATGAGTGGAAGCAAATGGCTTCCGACAATGCTGTTATTCGTGCAAGGGCAAAAGAGGCTTTGGTTGGAGCAGACGCTCACTATAACAAACTAATTAGCAAAGCATACGAAGTTATTGACGATGCAACTACAACCGCCAACCTAAGTGCAAAAACAGCTGGTATTAAACTAGTACTTGATATTGAATCTAAGCGTATTGATATGCTACAGAAAGCAGGTTTGCTTGAGAACAAAGAACTTGCAGAAGAGATGCTGGAGATTGAGCGTAAGCAAGACATTCTAGTAAACATTCTTCGTGACATTGCATCTGAGTATCCACAAGTCCGTGACGAAATTATGCGTAGACTTTCTCAGGTATCGAAAGAGCAAGAGGTAATTACAATTGTCAATGATGTTCAATGAGTTCTTTGAAGTCCTAAAGAATAACAACTTTGAGGAAATGCCAGTAGATGCTAAAACTTTTGTAGAAGGTTCCGAGTATCTTGGTCAGCCACCACTATCTGATGTTCAGTATGACATCGTTGAGGCTATGAGCCAAATCTACAGGCTAGAAGACTTGATTGACATTATGGGCGACACAGAGGGTCGCAGGTATTACAAGAAGTATACAAAGAATGAGATTATTCTACAACTTGGTAAAGGTTCTGGTAAGGACTTTACGTCTACAGTAGCGTGTGCCTACATCGTTTATAAACTACTTTGTCTTAAAGACCCAGCTCGCTACTTCGGTAAGCCAGCAGGTGACGCTATTGATATTATTAACGTGGCTATCAACGCACAACAGGCTAAGAACGTGTTCTTTAAAGGTTTTAAGAGCAAGATTGAACGCTCGCCATGGTTTGCTGGAAAGTATTATCCAAAAGCAGAAAGCATTGAGTTTGACAAAGCTATTACTGTTTACTCTGGTCACTCAGAGCGTGAGTCTCACGAGGGTCTTAACCTTCTTCTAGCAGTACTTGACGAGATTTCTGGTTTTGCACAGGAGATTGGAAGCGGTAACGACCAAGGTAAAACTGCAGACAACATCTACAAAGCCTTCCGTGCTTCTGTAGACTCTCGTTTCCCAGACCTAGGCAAGGTAGCCCTGCTATCGTTCCCTCGTTACCCAGGCGACTTTATCTCGCAAAGATACGAAGCAGTAATTGCAGAGAAAGATGTTGTTACAAAGCATCACAAGTTTATTATGAATCCAGACTTGCCAGAGGATGCAGATGGGAATACCCTAGAAATTGAGTGGGATGAAGATAGCATTGTGTCTTATAAGTATCCTGGTGTGTTTGCCCTCAAGAGACCTACATGGGTAGTAAACCCTACTCGTAAGATTGACGACTTTAAGCTGGCGTTCTACACAGACCTTGGTGACGCTATGCAGCGTTTTGCCTGTATCCCTACATACGCCTCAGACGCATTCTTTAAGCAGCAGGAAAAGGTTCGTGCCTGTATGACTATTAGAAA